GTGGCTTTGGTAGTAAGTTTTCTAATCCCTCTACTTTACCTGCTGGCACTGGGCGAGGCGTAGCCTTTAGTACAAACGGTTCAGCTTTAGCTGTAGCACATAGTAGTAGCCCTTACGTTACAGCTTACCCTTGGTCAGGTAGTGGCTTTGGTACTAAGTATTCTGACCCATCTACTCTACCTGCTGGCACTGGGCGAGGCGTAGCCTTTAGTTTTGATGAATCATCTATAGCTGTATCTCATAGTACTAGCCCTTACGTATCAGCGTATGAGTGGTCACAAGTTTCAGGCTTTGGTAGTAAGTTTTCTAATCCCTCTACTTTACCGGGTGGTAGTTTTGGTAGAAGCGTAGCCTTTGGACGAATTGCAGCTTAACCCCCGAACACCGAACAACTTATAGGAATATATAATGGAAGATAAAGAACAACCCAAAACACGTGAAGAAATCTTAGAGGCATCTTTAGAGGCTCGTATCCAAGAGGTTATGGGATATCAGATTAATATTGACAACTACACGATTGCCCTTAGCGAAATCAGTAAGAAGTCACAGGCAGATCAGGCTGAGTTGTCAGAGTTTGCAGATCAACTACGCAACCTTCTGGCTTCAGAAAAGCTAGAGCAAAAAAAGGCTGAAATTATGCTTGCCGTAATACAATATCAAGTATCTTAATTTAACACTGAACAGATAGGATTAATACAATGTTCGTAAAAGTTACAAACGGCGAGATTGACACTTACCCATATTCAGTTGGGAAATTACGCCGTGACAACCCAAGAGTTAGCTTCCCAAGAAAAATATCTGACGGAATTCTGGCGTCTTACGGTGTGTACGATGTAAGATGGCTACCAAGCCCTGACCATAACGCTGAGACGCACTTCGTTGAGTATTCCCCGGTTCCTGTACTACAGGACGGTGCGTGGGTGTATTCGCCAACTGTTCGTGAGCTTTCAGAAGATCAGATTGCAGAGAGATCAGTATCCCGTGCAGGAGAAGCCCGTGCAAATCGCAACACACTGCTGGCTGAGACAGATTACTTTGCTCTGACGGATGTAACAATGACAGATTCTATGACAGCGTATCGTCAGGCGTTGCGGGACATTACATTACACTCCAATTGGCCTAATCTTGAAGATGCTAATTGGCCTACGAAGCCTTAATGTAATGGATATTAATTGGACAGTAGTAACAATAGTTGGTGCTTTATTAGCTCAAGGTGCAGCTATTGTCTGGGCAGTGTCAGGCATGGTGTCAGACATTAAGTACAACAAGTCTACCATAGCAGAAGTACGTACAGACAATGCTAGACTAGCCAGTGAAGTACATGAGAATGACATAATGATAGCACGCATTGATGCTAATGTAGAAGCAATCAAGGAAGCATTAAATGTGGTTACGACTAATCACGCAAAGAGATAGTTAAATGATTGACCCCGTTACAGCTTTTGCTGCAGCTAATGCAGCCTTCAAAGGGGTCAAGATGCTAGTAGGTGCTGGTAGAGAGATACAGGATGTATCACAGCAACTAGGTAAGTGGTACGGTGCAGTAGCTGATATTACTAGGGCTGAGTCACAACGTAAGAAACCTACATGGTTAGACAAGCAGACCCACGGTAGTGATAACATTGAACAAGAAGCAATGGACATTGTTGTTCGTAAGAAGACATTGCTTGAGAAAGAAAAAGAAATAAAGTTTATGTTAGACTACAGGTTTGGTCTTGGTACATACGATGAAATGTTAGGGATGCGTAGACAAATACGTAAAGAACGAGAAGAGACTATATATAAAGCTATGGAAACTAAAAGACAAATACAGAATAACTTAGCTATATGTACCCTATCGTTTCTAATCATTAGTGTATTAGGTGGGGGCATATATCTGATAGCACTAGGAATTGGTTGAAATGATTAATCTTGTTGTGTTACCCCTTGTGTTAGCAGGGTTGTTAAGTAGACCTGAGTTTGTACAGTGCCACTTAGCAAAAAGAGTTAAGATACAAAAAGAAATGGTTTGCATTTACCGTGGACCTAATGGTACAATAGGATATCACTACCCTATGTTTAAGTTTAGTGAATGTCCTAACACATATATGTGCAGGTACACGCCTAACGCTAAGAAAAAAGTTAGTGTGCAAGACATACTAGACGGATTAAAAGAAGGTTTTGAATAATGGACTTAGAAGCACAAATAGCAGCAATTAATGCAAAGTATGCACCCTTACTTACTACAGCACAGCAAACCCAAGATGAGCCGGGCGAAGCAATGCGCCGACTCAATGGTCAGAAGAGGGCTGAAATACGGGCTGTTAGAAACGCTGCTGCTGCTGCATCAAGTGCCACTACAGATGACACTACAGAGGGCGGCGATGGGGTGTCGCCGGGAGAGCAACCAATCACGCCATCCCCTTTTGATCAATTTCAACCTCCCGAATTTGGTACAGGTGTTTTTGACCCTAATCGGCAGCAAACCAACTTAGATAAGGTTAATCAAGAGCTTGCTGATTTGTACGCTATGGATCGCACTCAATATGAGGTTGACTATCAACCAGTTACTGAACTGCCAGAAGGGGTTTCTGAACCTGCTGAAGGTGCCGATGTAACAGGGGAAGGTGAGACTTTTTATAACCCTAAGACAGGTCAAACTTATACAACACCTAATGGTGGTTACAGTGTGCCTGAAGGTAGCGATTGGGTTAAGGGTACACCTGAGGGTAAGTTTAATTCATATGACGTGGCTCTTGCAGCTAAAACTAAAGAGCAGCAAGCAGCAAGTTTGGCAGCTATGGGAGAGGGTCAGCAAGAACTTGTAAGTACTGCAATTAAAAGCCCTGAAGATTTAGCACAAGCAGCAACCGTGGCTACGATAGACCCAGACACTACAGGTGCTGATATTGCAACGGGTACAGGTGATGCAGGTGCTACAACAGATATAACTGCAAAAACTATAACTGGGGGAGAGTCTGCTGATACTCCTGTTGATATTACAGCAGAAACTTATGATGCAGACAAGTCACTGACAGATGTTAAAGATGAACTTAGTGACGTAGAAGCTGCCGCTGGCGATGTTACTAAAGATGTTACTGGGGCTGTTGGTACTTTGTCAAAGAAGGCGCAGCCTGTTGGCGCAACTATGGACCCTGATTTTGATGCTGATATAACAGCAAGAAAGAGGGTAATAGATGCTAAAGAACTTGCAAAAGCACAAGGTCAAGATGCAGAAGCAATTAAAACAGCTATATCTCAAGGAGAGGCGGCTGCACCTATTGAAGCAGCACAAACTACGGTAGGTACTAAAGAGATAGCTAAAGCGGCTCAAATAGCTGAAAAAGATATGGCTACAGCCGAGGCTATGACAATGGATGGTTTAGCCGATGACGCTGTAGCTGTCGCTAAAAAGATGGAAGCCTTCACTGTAGATGACGGTACACTAGCTGAATTTAAAGAAGGTAAGATTGAAGCACAAGATACTGTACAAGGTCAACTTACTAGCTTGATGGCTTCGTTTGATGATGGAGGTAAGATTGAAGCACAAGATACTGTACAAGGTCAACTTACTAGCTTGATGGCTTCGTTTGATGATGGCACACCTTCATGGGCTGCAGGAGCTATGAGGGCTGCTAATGAAGCTATGGCAACAAGAGGACTTAGTGGCTCATCTATGGCTGCTGCTGCTATTGTACAGGCTGCTATGGAGTCTGCTTTACCTATTGCAATGCAAGACGCTGATACTTTCCGTTCAATGAAGTTAGACAACCTTGGGCGTCAACAACAAATAGCTCTAACTAATGCCGCTGCACAGCAAGGCGTTAAGTTACAGAACTTTACTGCTGAACAGACAGCTATGCTTCAGAACTCGCAGAATGCTTTTTCTTTACAGACACAAAATCTAAGCAACATGCAAGCTGCAGTTATAGCTACTGCTCAAATTAAGGCTTCTTTGCAAGGTAAAAATCTTGATAACCAACAGCAAGCTAACTTGGCTGAAGCTGCAAGGTATGCAGAGGTTAATAACCTTAATCTTAATAATCGTCAGCAAGCGTTACTGCAAGATAGCTTGAATAATACCCAAGTATCTCTTGCTAATCTTAGTAATAGACAAAAAGCTTACACTACAGACGCTAATCTTGCAGCATCTTTACAGGGACAGCAGATTGACAATAAACAACAAATTGCTGTTTTAAATTCTGCTAGGTATACGGAAGCTAATAACTTGTCTTTCTCTTCCGAGGAAAGAGCTGTATTACATAACTCGGAACTTATGACATCTATAGGGCTTGCTGAATTATCTAATAAGCAATCTGCTACATTGCAAAAAGCAGCAGCTTTTGCCTCTATGGATATGGCTAATCTAAGTAACCAACAGCAAGCTCAAGTGGAAAACGCTAGAAACTTCCTGCAGATGGATTTAGCTAATTTATCTAATGAGCAGCAAGTAGAGATTTTTAAGGCACAGTCAATACAACAGACAATTCTTAGTGATACAGCAGCGTCTAATGCTGCCAAGCAATTTAATGCTTCTAGTGAAAATCAAACAAATCAATTCATGGCTGACTTAAAATCTACTACCGATAGGTTTAACGTTACTCAAGCTAATGCTATAAAACAGTTTAACGTAAGTGAGGAAAACGCCATAGCTACGTTCAACAAAGAACAGGCAGACGCAAGAGATGAGTTTAATACTAAGAATGCTTTAGTTGTGGCGCAGTCTAATGCATTGTGGAGACAGTCAGTAGCTACTGCTGATACAGCCGCACAGAATGAGGCTAACATGCAGTTAGCTAAAACTGAGAACGCCTTTACAGCCAGTACATTAGATCAAGTATGGCAAAGGGAGCGTGATTTGTTAAGCTATGCTTGGCAAGCAGATAATAACGCTTTAGATAGGATTAATAACGTTATTCTTGAAGATATGAGACTAGATACTACAGCGTCTAATAATGCAGCTACGATTGCTGCTTCAGAAAGAGTAGCAAGGTCTAATATGTGGGGGAAGGTAGGCGCTGCCGTAGTAGAGGGTGCAGACCTGTTTGGCTAATAAACACTAGGATTATACAATGAAATTTTTAA